TAAGCAGGTGGCTGCTTGCTTATTTTCTGCCTTAACTTTTTCATCAGGACGTTGGCTATCGGATGACCAGCAAGTTGGGGATACGGCTTCACCTTCGGTATAGCTTCCAGCGTAGTAAATACGGGATACTTTCGGTGCAGCTTTAATAATTACTACATTCATGGAGCGTTCTTCTGATACACGGTACTCTTTACCGCCAATAAACTCACGGAACACACCACCTTTAATACTAATACGACGTGCGCCTAAACCACCATCGCCTGTACCAGCTAGGGCATTAGTTGCATCATCGGCTGTACCTTTTAAATAGGCAGGTAGACCACCTTTAAATAGTGCTAGATCACTCATTTGACGTTCTCCTTAAATATCATCGTCAGGGTTAAAATTAAGTACTGCTTGCTTAGGGTCTTTATTTGTTACTGTGAGGCTCCCATCAGCTTCCTCTCTTACAAGTTCTCCGCCGTTTAGTCTTCGTAGGGCTAACTCGACTTCACTAATCTTGAAACGATAAACACCGCCAAGCTTTAGGGAAGGGATTAAGTCCTGTCGAATCCATGCACGGACGGTTGATACCGAAACCGAAAAGTGTTTAGCTACTTGCTCTATCGGCACAAACGGTTCATCCGCCATTTAGTTCCTCCTTATGGTTACTGAATATTCAGCGTTTGAATTTAGCCCCGGTGGAAGCAGTTCAGGGTTCTCCTCTAAAAAAGCCCGCATATTGGTCTGTTGAAGTCGCTTCTCCAATAGTTCAGGCACACCATGTTCAAGAATAAACTTGTGCATGGATTCCCAATCAGAAGTTGAATACGTAGTCTTAACGGTACGATAAACAGTTCCTGAATTAGTTCTTAGACTCTCTACTCCAGAGTCTTTCATGTGTTGCAAAATAGCCACCTTGACGGTTTTCATATCAGCTTCAATCTTGCTGATACGTTCTTCCATCTCGTGAGCAATTTCATATTTTTTATCACGCATCTTGATGTAGATGCGAGTGAGCTTTTCTAAGGGGGGCTCTACCCCTGTCGTGTTTTCTGACATACATTCTCCTGTTTTAAAATGATAACGGCTTGGTTTTATTCTCGTTATCGGTATTACTACTGTACTACTAAACTTTATCTTTATCAAGCAAATTATTGTAAAGCTCTACTAATTTTGAATGATCTGTAATGCGGTTGTCAAGCATTTTATATAGGTGTTTCTCCGCATTCGATCCTTGCAATCGCACAACTGTTACTGGGTGTTTCTGTCCTGCTCGATGCGCACGTGCATTTGCTTGTGCATATATTTCTAAACTAGGTGTTGGTCCCCACCAAACGATTGTATCGGCGGCGGTAAGTGTTACACCATGTGCCGCAGCTTGTGGCTGAATAATTAAGATACGTGGGTTTGTACTTTCTTGGAAACGTTTAAATATATCTGCACGATTAGATGCAGTTACATCACCATTAATAATATCGGTTGTAAACCCGTCGTTTTGTAACTTATCGGAAAGAATCTTAATCGTATTCTTAAATGGTACAAATATTAAGATCTTTTGCTGTGTCTCATCAATTACTTCTCTTAACACCTTATAACGATTTTGAATATCAAACTCCAAGGTCTCGCCTGAATCGGAATATACCGCACCGCAAGATATTTGTAGGAGTTTGCTTAATCCAACTGCAGCATTTACCGCAGTAACTTGTTCACCTACCGCTTGCATAACCAAGCGTTTTCGTAGGGTATCGTAGTATTTTTTCTGTTGCGCAGTGAGTTCGACTTCACGGGTTGCATAAGTTAACTCAGGCAGATCTAGGCACTCGTCCTTAGTAAATCGAATGGCTGGTTGTAAGGCTTCAAATACTACTTTGTCTGCATTGGGTTTATTGACCCATTTAAACTTGGATATTTTGTACATCACCATATCTTTAAAGCTACCAAAGAAACGGGGTACATTTTGTGGGTTAATTAATTTAGCTAAACCGTAAGCATCTACTGGCGATTGAGCCGCAGGGGTTCCCGTTAGCATCCATAACCATGTGTCAGGCTTGAGTAGCCGATTAAGGGTCTTCCAGCGAGCCGTCTGTGAGTTCTTGTAAGCGTTGGCTTCATCGACCACAATTAGGTCAAAATTACCATTAGTAATAGCCTCTTGAACAATCTCAACACCGTCATAGTTAATAATTACAAACTCAGTATCTGAATTAATAATACGCTGACGTTTTTCTTTTGAACCATAAGCAATATCGACCGAACGATGCATAGCAAATTTAAATAGGTCTGCTCTCCATGCGCTATCCATAATCGACAACGGGCATATGACAAGTACACGTTTTATCTTTTTCATCTTCATTAGATAGTCTGCCGCCCATATAACAGAACCTGTCTTGCCTGTACCTTGTTCGTTGAGGCAAAAGGCACGAGGATTTAAAGTTAAAAAAGACGAAGTAACTTTTTGATGGTCAAACGGTTTATGTAGTCCAGGCCAATCGTACTGTCCCATGATAGGTGATGGGATGTTTTTTATTTGTAGGTTTTTAAGAACTCGAGTTTCGTCTAAGCCCCATTTAACGGCGACTTGATTTTCCCCAACCATCTTACTTTTGGGTATTAAAGTTGTAACTTTATTTGGATTACGAAGATTTAATAAAAGAACTTTGTTGTCTATTATTTCCATTTATTTCTTTTTTCTCTCACGTTTGCTAGTTTCCGACACTAGGTTACTTTTTTTGTCTCTTTTAAAAGATCTATTTTTTGATGGTGTTGTAATGTATGTGCCATCTTTATTTGTACCGCCTTTATCCATAGCTTTTTTATGGGCTATGTCTTTACCTTCACGAGCATCGGCTTTGCCGTTGCCGTTGTTATCAGGCATTTTTTTATCAACCGCACGTCTAGCACGTTGACGCTCCATGCGATTAGGGTGCTCGCTACGAGCCTTCTGTTGCTCGTATTCTTTAGCATATGGTCTTGGTTTATTTACGTATGGCATTTAATTTCTCCCATTATGTGCACACTCAAGAACTAAACAGTGCTTCTTACAAAGCCCACTAGGACGAGGGTTCCATACATCATTTTCGTACGAAAACTTCATCCTGTTGTACTCACTAATCCACTTATGCCACATCTTATCCTGATTTTCAAAAGAATACGAGTCCTTTATAAAATTTTTAGATACGACAAAAAGTAGCCCCGCCTTGACTTTTTTGACTTGGGGAAAGTGCTTAAATATGGCAAGTGCCATCAACTCTAGCTGATCGGTATCGGCATATTTGGCAGACTTTCCAGTCTTGTAATCAAGCACTCGTGCCTCTTCGCCGTTGATAACTAGTAAATCAGCAACACCCCGCCACCACATATTTGGATCTTTAAATCCGCATGCGTCAAGATTCTCTGTTAGCCCCATTTCATGCTCGCAATACTTATCACCATTTAACTGCTTTAAGTTATCTAAGGCGCTCTTTACAAAGTTAAACTGTGGTGGTAGTGGTACGTTATCCCGTACGTAGTGTTCCGCCGCCGAATGAAACTCTTTCCCGTACATAATAGCTTCCGTAGGAGGTTCTTTAACATCTTTAACCACCCGTAAATGATAGTACTTCTTGGGACATTGATCGTAGAGCTTGATACTTGAGTACGACCAAGAGATTGATTTATTCATTAATAGGAATCCATGTTCTAACCGCACCACTCATTAACTTAATTTCTACTTGGGCATTCAAACAATGATCATACGCATCCTGATAATTATTTTTTACTAGCGCATCATGCGCTTTACGAATCTCTTGCATAGCATGTAAATAAAAATCTGAATACTCCACCTTAACATTCTCCATAATTTTTCCCAAAACCTGACTCACAATTTACAGGTAAGCCTTCAGCCCATGCGGGTGTCCACCGCATGCATTCTTCTACATAAACTTGAGCTTCCTTAGCCTCTTCTTCTTTGGCAATACAGGCAACCGCATCGTGTACGGTGAGTACGACGTTATATCTTTTTGAGATCTGTATCATTTGCTCGCCGATGATACAACGAGCGATAGCTTGGCATACGTTCTCGATTACCTTACCACCATAAATTTTATTCCAACCATACCGAGTTTTGTATTGGTACTGTATACCCTTCTCATCCCGCACGGTTATTAGCCCATCATAACGTAATAACAAACCGCTTGGTAGTCGTATTGACCGCTCTTCTGGGACCAGCGCAAGTACACCATCACGCCCTAAACTTGTTGTACTGTCCTTAGTTAAAGCCTCTAGAGCCAATTGAGCTTCTCGCCACAACCTAACTACATTCGGGTACGTTTCTCGGTAGACTTGGATAATGTGTCTAGCTTCGCCTTCAGTAACTTCTGTACCGAACGTCTTGAGTTGCGCTTTAAATTTCTGCGCCCCCATGCCATAGCCAGCCCCAAGGATTGTCGTCTTCCCGACGAAACGCTCTTCCTTAGATATTTGTTCAGCATCCTTATTATAAATAGCCGATGCCATGATTCTGTATACGTCTTCTCCATTTTTAAATGCCTCCACTAAGTCGTTCTGTTCTGATAGCCATGCAAGCACACGTGCTTCAATCTGTGC